GCCTTCAAGAACACGACGGTTCCTATCCTACGACAGCGAATCGTCGAGTCCGGTCTGGGAATCACCGCCGAGGGAATGGAAGCAGATGACCTCCTCCGCATGTGGTCAAATCAGGCCCGAGCGATTGGGCAGGAATTTATTATCTGTTCGGTTGACAAAGACCTTCTGTGCATCCCTGGACAACACTACCTGATGCACAAAGGCAAAGCGCAAGTGGTGGAAATCAGCGAGTTCGAAGCCGCGAGACACTACCACGAGCAGCTGCTCAAGGGCGATCCCACAGACAACATTCCCGGAGTTGCGGGCGTGGGGCCGATCAAGGCCACTCAACTTTTAGCCGACTGCGAGACAGTGGAAGAAATGCAGCAAGTTGTCATCGATGTTTATCGAGCTGTGTACAATGACAACTGGTACAATGAACTGATTATCAACGGCAAACTTATTCATATTCTGGCTCATCCGGGCGACAGCTTTACGCTCGACAACTGGAGCGCCTACAAGGATTTGATTTAAGATGGTCAGTTTGGGTGATATGCAAAGGTCTCCGAAGATTCTACTTCCGAAGCCGAACGGGCATTGGATCTTCCCGGAAGTAATGGGAGTCAACAAGGTAGGCTTCATCTACGCTATTCGTGATCTCGTTTTGAAGCGAGGTTACCTCGGCAAGAAGCAATACCGTGTACAAGGTCTACTCAAAGGTGGACAAGAGACAGCGTGGAAGTCGTACAAGTCGTCGTCAACCACTATGGCTCAAATTATGGCGGAACGGCCTAAGGAGGAATTCGAATTCTTTGTGATTGAAGAGTACGCGACGAAGTCGGGTCTCTCATTCGCCGAGACGTGGTCTCTCTGTATGGTCGAAGCTCCCACGACGCCACTTTGGTATAACACCCGAATTGAGAAAGTGGCATGGACAGTCAAAGAGAACGTGACATTCCGTCACAAAGAACGACTGGCCATGGTTACCGATTGGAGTACAATTGGGTAAGATTACAATACACCATCAACCTTGCATCGAATGTACCTCTTCTGACGCGATGCAGATTTATGAAAAGGGTGACGCTCATTGCTGGTCCTGTAAGAAGACTTTCAGCAAAGAGTCAGTTGAAAAAGGACATGTGGTGACGGCACCTAGATCATCGGCGTCGAACATTCGAATCAACAATCGGATGCTCAAGCTAGACGACATCAAAGAAATGAAGTCCAAGGGCAACGCGGAGCGAGGCATCAGTACTCGTATCACGGAGTTCTACGGCGTGAAAACTGCCTACAACGAGGACGGAACGCAGCGTGCGCGCTGCTATCCTTATCCGGGCGGTGGATTCAACGTTCGTGAGCTGCCCAAGGACTTCTATTGGGTCGGCGAGAAGCGCGAAGGCTTGTTCGGACAAGATAAATTCGGTCCGGGCGGCAAGCGTGTGGTCGTCACGACCGGCGAAGAAGATGCTCAGGCGATGGCGGAGGCTTCTTACGAGAAGTACAAAACCTTTTATCCTGTGGTGTCCGCCGGTTCAGACTCCAACATGAAACTCATTCTGCAAGAACGTGATTGGCTTCGTTCGTTCGACGAAGTTGTTCTTATGTTCGATCAGGACGAGTCCGGCAAGAACGCTCTGGCCGAAGCCATCAAGATCATCGGCATCGACAAGGTCAAGATCGCTCATCTCCCACGTAAGGATCCGAACGCGGTTCTGCTTGAGGACGGTGGGAAAGTTCTGATCAACGCGATGTTCGACGCAGCTGCCTACACACCGGGCGGTTTCTTGGGCAAAGAAGAGCTGTGGACCAAGCTGGAAGAAGACAGCAAGGTTCGCTCGATGGCGTTCCCTCCTTGTATGGCGGGCGTCAACAAGAAGACGAAAGGTAAGCGCTATGGCGATATCACACTCTTCATATCTGGCACAGGTTCAGGCAAGTCAACCCTCCTACGGGAAGACGCGCTCTTTACCCTCGGGAATCACCTCCACGATGAAGACGGGGTCGACGATCGAACCAAGAAAATCGGTTGGATCGCCCTAGAGGAAGGTCCCGGCGAGTCTGCCCGTAAGTTCTCGGGTATGGCGCTGAACATCAATCCGGCCGCTCAGGACGAAGCGATGACTCTGGATGAGCTGAAACCCGGCTTCGACGCCGTGTTCGGCACCGACCAGATCATTGTGCTCGACCACCAAGGCTCGGTTGAGAACGCCGGTTTGATTGAGAAGATGGAATGGCTGTGCCTCAAGGGGTGTACTCATATCTATCTCGACCACATCACCATCGCCGCCTCCGAAGGATTCGAAAACGAGTCCGGCAATGAGGCGGTTGACAAGCTGATGAACGCGCTTCTGCGTCTGGTCAAGCGGTACCCTGTGTGGA